CGAGCATCGCCCCGACCACCGCCTGCAAGGGCGGCATCAGTTTCGTCCCGACGGTGATCGCCAGCGCATCGAACCCGGACTGCAACGCCTTCATCTGGAACGCGAACGTCTTCTTGGTGTCCGCCCACGACTTCCCGAACTTGTGCGCGCCTTCCTCCAGCGCCGGGTACTTCGACTCCAGGCGGTCCATCTGCGACACCAGAACGTTCAGGCCCGCGCCTGCCTTCCGGCCGAACGCCTCAGTGATGACCTGCCCCTGCTCCTTGGAGGAGATCCCGGCCTTCTTCATGCGGCCGACGAGGTCCTCCAGAGCGAGCTTCAGGCCGCCCCTCTGCATGTCCTTGCCGAGCGTGTCCGTCGTCAACCCGAGCTTTTTGAGCGTCGCTCCCGCCGTCGCCACCGGGTGCGCGAGCGCCATCACGGACATGCGCAGCTGGTTGCCGGCCAGGCTGCCGCGAATGTTGTTGTCACCGAAGACGGCGAGAGCGGCGCCGACATCAGTGATGGAGAGGCCGAAGCCCTTGACCGTGGCGACCATGCCGGACCCGAATGCATTGGCGAGGTCCTGCATCTTCATGTCGCCGACACCGACGGTCGCGTTGAGGACACCCATGGCCTGGCCGAAGTTCTGCACGCCGGGAATACCGGAAGCTACGGCTGCGGTAAGCGCGTTGGTGACATCGACGAGGTCGGCGTGACCGACGGTGGCGCCCTTCGCCGCAGTCTCGACGAGGGAGAGAGCCTTCTTCGACGAGATCCCCATCGACTCGAAGTTCGACTCCACATGGAACAGCGACTCGGCCAAGCTGTCGGGGTCCTGGCCGACCTTCCCCGCCAGCGAGAGAACACCCGACTTCAGGCCAGCCATCTTGTCCTGCGCCACACCCGCCTGCGTGTGCAAAAGCGCCATTGACGCGTCGAACTTCGCAGCCATCTTCACCGACTCGTAGCCGATCGCCGCCAGCCCCGCACCAGCAATCAACGCAGTCTTGTGGAACGCCCGCATACCCGCGCCAGCAGCGTTGACCTGGCTATTCACGCTGGCCATCGCGGGCCCGGTGAGATTCTTAGCCGTAACCAGAATCTCCACCACGTTCGACATCTTCTGGATTCACCCCCAATCTTTCGATCTCCAGCAGGCGGAATGTCTCGGCAGGCTCGGCCTCAATCTCCGACGGCGTTTTATGCCACCGGTCGCACAGGCCGAGAATCGTGCGGGCGTAGTTCAGCTCGCCAGGCTCGGCGACAGCGCTTCCGTCGGAATGGAGGCCACCTGGAAAATCTCGCCAGAGGGCGAGGTCTCGTCCAAAGGGGCCGACACCCCGGACACGGCCTCCATCCAGCGGTTGATGATGTCGAGGATGAGGTCGTCGTCCTCGCCCTTCATTGCGTCGAGGGTGGCCGGGACCGGGGCGCCGGTCTCGTCGTCTTCGAGGTTCCAGTCGACGATCCGGTCGGCGAGGAGCTCGACGGTGCCTTCGAGGCCGTCCTTCCCGTTGGCGCTCTTCCCGGACTTGGCCTCCAGGAGCTGGCCCATGTTGAGGGAGCGGATGTTCACTTCGAGGCCGGCGTAGTCGCCGTCCTCCCACTTCAGCCGGTAGATCTTGGGGTTGCGCTTGAAGCCCACGTGGGCCCCCTCTCTAGAAGTGGATATGCCGGGGTGGGGTGGGTCAGGCCCAGGTCGGGACTGCGCCATCGGCGAGCACACCAGGCACGGCAAAGGTGAACTCGCCGGAGTCCGAGCGGGACAGCGGGTAGTCCGTGAACAGCACCTCGTTCGCGAGGGTCTTGCCGGACACGGTGAGCGTGACCGTGCGGGCCACCGACGTGGACGGGACGGTCTTGAACACGTCGTGCGACATGTTCGACGCCGGGTTGAACACCCCGTTGAACGTCACGCTGAAGTCCGCGAGGAGCAGCAGCCGCTCGTAGGCCGACTTGTCGATGCCGGTGATGTCCTGCACGCCCCTGGGGGTGGCGAACTGGAGGTTGGTGAAATCGTTCTTGATGGTCTGCACGGTGCCGGACGAATCGTCCACAGACGCCGTCGTCCATCCCAATCCGCTGGACTTCGCCATGGCTTAGTTCCCTTCTTCTGCTGCTGCTGCGGCGCTGACCGTGGCGGGCAGCTCCTCGACCCACTTGGCTTCGCGCTCCCGGTCGGGGGCGAGCGAGCCGAACATCTTGCGGACGCCATCGGCGCCGACCCAGCCCTTGTGGAAGTGCGTGGGATGAGTGATGGAGTTGGCCACCCAGTCGGCGGCGAGCTTCACCTCGTGCGCCGTCTTGCCGCCGTCGACCAGCGCGTACAGGCGGTCGCTCGGTTCGGTGATCAGGATGGTGAAGCTGGCGGGGCCGACCACTCTCGACGCCCACTGCGCTTCGTCGGGGATCTCGTGCACCAGGGCGGGCGTCGCGATCTCGACGGTCTCGTACTCGCCGCTGAGGTCGACGCCGTCGATGACCAGGCGCAGTTTCGGTTCGCTCATCCCGTCACCCCTTCGCGATCTCGTCGGCGATGTTCTGCTGGTGCTCGCCAAAGTCCTCGACCCACAACTCCGGACGCTGATGCATTCGCGCCTTCGTCCCCCGCGGATTCCCGCGGTGGTCCCCGTCCCGGACGAGGAACAGCTCGGGCCGGTCCAGGCGCGCCCGGTGCTCGCCGGCGCGGAAGCAGGGCTGGCCGGCCTCGAAGTGCAGCCAGGTCTCGCCCGCGGCGATCCGCACCTCGGTGTACTTGCGGCCGGAGGTCTTCGCGGCGTGGAGCAGTACCGGTTCGAGGCCTTCGACACGGACGCGCCAGCCGTTGAGGTAGTCCGGGCAGTCGGTCTCCGCGCAGGTCGCGGGCCGGAAGTGCGTGGAGGCGGGGGCGACGATGGAGTACGTCTTGTATGCGGCGGCGCCCATCTGGGGCTCGATGCGGTTCATCAGAAGCTCACCGTCGTCTGGTTCTTCACCACGACCACCGCGAACGTGAGCGACGAGAATCCGCCCGTCGTCACGGTTGAGACGCGCAGGTAGCGGCGGATCGTGGCGCCGGATGCAGTGGCGAGGCGTTCTGAGGTCGGGGCTGCTGTGATCTGAGTGAAGGTCAAGCCGGTGACATCCGCGAAGGTGACGTTGTCTGCCGAGTCCTGCACCTTGACCGTGGCGTCCGTGCCGGTGAACGGGGCGAACACCTGCAAGTACGCCTGCGCGCCGAATGCGGCCGATGCCGTGGTGTCGATCGAGGTGCCGAGCGTCGCCGCCGTATCGGTGCGCTTTCCGGCGGTGAGCTGCTGCCCCCACTCCAGGCCGAACCCGTTGCACTGCGCCTCGACAGCGAACGTGAACTCGCCGCTGTCGGCCCTGGTCCCGTCGTAGTTGATCTGCTTCGACACCTGGCATGCGGCGGCATTGCCCAGGGTCGTGCCCCGCATGTACATGCAGTGCACGTCCGCCGTCGGGAGCGCGGCCAGCTTGTCGTGCGTGGCCCCGATCGTCGGGTTGAAGTAGGCCTTCCACGAGATCGAGCCGGTGCGCAGGCCGCCGATCCGCTCGTGCGCACTCTTGTCGATGCCGGTCACGTCAAGGGTGGCCGGACCGCCGGACAGGGCCACGTTGTTGATGTCGCCGGAGACGTCGTAGCCCGCGATGTAGAAGTTGTCTCCGAGCCCGGCTTGTTTGGCCACTACGCCACCTGCTCCCAAAGGTCGTTCACGATGAGGGGGAGGGTGATGGTCATCACCCGGTACTCGGCGCCGGACGTCGTCAGGTAGCCGGCGCGTACGGACAGCGGGTCGCCGTAGGTGCCGAGGAGGTCGACCTGCCGCACCAGGCCGTCCAGTTCGAAGTCGCCGGAGTACGCAGCGAGCAGCGCGTCGAGAGCGTCCATCAACGCAGGATCGATGGCGTCCTCGGGCTCGGACGTCATCGGCGTGTACAGGCGCACGTTCAGTGCGAGGCGCGCCGACGTCGAGTCGAGGCCGGATCCGCCGCGGGCGGGGCCGATCTGCTCGACCCACACCGCGCAGGTGAGCCCGTTCTGCGGCGCCGACTTGGGTTCGTGGCCGTTGACGGCCTGGAAGAACCCGGAGGCGAGAGCATGGGATTCCACCGCGGCGAGGATGGTGCGAATGTCGAGGGCCATGTCAGATCAGCCCCATTGCCTTGTAGCGGGCCAGGAGCTGCACGGCGATCTGGCGGGCCTTCTGGTCGACGAGGGGCTTCGTCCGGCGGAACGTCTGGTAGCCGGCGAACCTCGTGACCGGGGAGTTGCGAGATCCGGTGCCCTCAAGCCACGGTCCGTAGATCACGTTGCCGTCCGAGACGCGGTAGCCCTGTCCGGCCCGGTCCACGCTGATCCGCGACTCGTAGTAGCCGGTCGGGTGCTGCAAAACGGCCTTGAGTCGCTGGCGGATGAGCTTCTCGCCCTGCTCGGCGATCCGCAGGCTGATCTCGTCCTGGAAGGTGTGCATGGCGGCGGCGGTACGCCCGTCGAACATGGGGCCCCGCTTGGCCACGCGCACGTCGAACATTGCTTCAGGCACGTCACACCGCCCTGTGTCGGGCCTTGCGGCCATGCTCGGTGTACGTCTGATCCCGCAGGGTCTGCAGCGCGTCCGCGCTGACCTTCGCCGCAGAGTTGCCGGTGGTGGACGCCTTCAGGAACCAGCCGGCGCGCTCCTGCGTGAGCTGCGTGACGGCTTCGGCCTTGGCCAACTGGTGGACCAGGCCCGGCGCGTTCCAGCGGTAGACAGTGGCGCCGGAGATGTGGGTGGCTGCGGTGGTGCCGAGGACGCCGCGGGTCACGGTCAGCGTGCGCGGGGCGTAGATGGCGGTGCTGCTGTGCGCGGCGAGGACCGTTCCGTCGAAGGCGCGCTCGACGACGAGGGTGTTGCCTGCGATGTCGTCGATCCGCATCCGCTCGGAGCCGAGGAGGAGTACCTCGTCGACCGCGAACGCCGTCCCATCGGCGACGGTGAGGGCGGTGTCGGCCTTGCTGGCGCCGAGGGTGCCGGTCTGCCCGACGCTGGCCTGCGCCCGTTCCGTGACGATCATCCGCTCGGAGTCGAGGCGCAGGACGCTGCCGACCCCGACCAGTGCGGACGTGGGCCCGTCCACGGTGATCGTGGTGGCCGTGGTGCTGCTCACCGTGGCCGCGGTCACGCCGAGGGTGGACTCGCTGTTGCGGTAGCCCCACAGCCCGGCGATCTGTACGTCCCGCTGGTAGGTGTCACCGCCGCCGAACGCGCCGTCGGAGCTCAGCTTGATCTCGACCCGGTTGAACGGGGGGCCCGAGTTGATGGGCTCCAAGTTGTACTCGTCGGCCGTGATCGTCGTCCCGCCGGAGGAGAGAGCGTCGACGGAGATCAGCTCCTGGTCGTCCAGGCGCAGCACCCACGGCGTGGCGCCGGCGCGCGGCGGCCAGTCGAAGTACCGGGTCGCCGCGACCGGGGCGAACCGGCGGTGGCACAGGCTGTCCACGCTGCGCGATGCGGACTCCAGCGCCTGGTCGATCTGGCGCCGGTTCCGTGCGCTGGTCTGGACGTCGAGGCCGCGCATGATGTCCTCGCGGGTCGCGTACCAGATGCCGTCCGGGCTGGTGTTGGTGTC